GAGGACGCGCCGGCCGAGGACGCGCCGGCCAGTGCGCCGCCCTCGGCCGCCCCGGACGTCACGGCCGTGTAGCCGGCCCCTTCGGCCAGGGAGGTGGCCGTGGTGGTGCCCAGGGCGCTCATTTCCGTGGCCGAGGCAGCGGAAAGCGCGGACAAGGAAGTGCCGCCACCGCTCACAAGGTCGGAGACGTAGCTGATGCCCTTGGAAATGCCGTAATCGGCCGCCTTGCCGGTGATCTTGGATATTGCCGAACTGGACAGGGAGCCCGACCCGGAATCGGTCCCGGTCCCCGACAGGGAGCCGGAGGTCCCGACCACCGATTCCACGATGGGAATGACGACGTAGTTTTCCAGGGCGTAGGCGATCATCTTCTGGATGATGCGCATCAGGTAATCAAGCATCGAATCCATGGCCGACTTGAAGGCGTCGGCCATGGAACCGCTGCCGGTGATCCAGGCCTTGAAGGCGTCGGTGGCCCCGCCGGCGATGGAGTCGGAAAGATCGTGAACCCCGGTGGCGATCTCCTTGGAAAGCGACACCCAGGAATCGCGCCGGCGGGTGGCGGCGTCCTTGTAGAGCCCGAATTCCAGGGCCAGGGTATGAGACAAGGTGGACAAGAAATCTTTTTCGTATCCGAGGCGGGCTTCAATATCTTTCTTGCGGAGGTCGCTTCGTTTTTGGGCGGCGTAGACCTCATATGCGTATTCGCTGTCGCAATTTTCCTTTACGTGTTTGAGATGGATGTCTAAAAGCTGGGATTCAGCGTCCCAGTATTGTAACGACACGCCGGCCAAGTCCTGATATGCTTTTACCTTCGCATCCAGGAATTTTGCATTGTAGCCTTCTTCAAGAGCTTCCAAGGCGGCCGACTTATCGGACTCATCCTTGATGCTGTTTTCAACGAGCTGCTTCTTCTCGGCATACCATGCTTCGGCCGCCTTCTTTTCAGCGGTGTAGAGCATGCCAGGATCACCTGTCGCTTGGGCGATGTCCTGGAGGATTTGCGCCTGGCTTTTGAGCGCCGCAATCGTGTCCTTGGTGGTGGCCAGGATGTGATCGCCTGGCCAGGCGTTCTCCAGGGCCACCCAGGCGGCGGCATACTGCGAGACGTCGCCCTTCGCCCCGACGATAGCCTTGCGGATCGCGTCAAATTGCTTTTCAAACCACGCGTCCACGCGATTGGCGTTTTTTTCCGCCCCCCCCGTCAGGGAGTCCTGGAGCTGATCCAGGGCGGATAGCGTCTGGTCCAGGAAGGCGCTGGCGCGCTCGCCGTAGCGCTCGGCAGCGATGGCGGCGTTGGCGGCGGCCTTATCTCCGGCATGGAGTTTTTTATTGACCCCATCAAGCTCGACTTGTTCTGATTTCAGCGTTTTTATCCAAAGCTCTCCTGTACTTGCCAGACCGGCAGAATCCAGCTTCCCGGAATCAACAGCCTTCTGCATGGACTCATACGCTTTGGAATATCGATCAACTATCTCTTGCGACTGATCAGAAAGAGGCGTTTTCAGGAATGAATCTTCATGCTTTAATGAATTTTTTACCTGTTGTTGTACGTCACTATAAGAGATGGACTGCCCCAAAACAAGATGTCGAACCGATTGCCTGATTTCGTTTGATCCACCGGATATGCCATCCTTTGGGAACTCCATAGCTGCGCGAGCCAAACCGAATCCACTGCCAAGCGACATAACAACCTTCAGGACCTTGTAAGCAGCCCCAAGGGTGTCTGCTATTAATACTTTATTCCGTTCTAGTAATCCGTTTATTTGTTGCATCAATAGTAAAGAGTCTTGGTACATCTCCTTGAATCCAGAACGTACAATCTGGCTTATCAACGTCTCCTGGGTCGACAACTGTGAAGCGATGGTATTTTGAATGTCTTCCGTGGCGACGCCGACGCCTTTGATCTGGCTGGCAATAAACCCAATGGCATCGCCGCTTTTAACTTGCTCCTCCAGAAGCTGCTTCCAGCTAGGCCCAAGCCGGTCCTCCAAGAGCATGGCCAGTTGATCGCCCGCCCGGGCCTGCCCGGACAAGGCGCTCCGCAACTCTTGGGCAATTTGCAACGAGCTGGACTGTCCTTGTGTGACCAGCTTAATCTTGTCGACGATGATACCGAGGTTGTTGATATCCTCGTCACTTGTCAAGCGGATGCCCTTATTGGTCAGGATTTGCCATGCCTCGACCATCTCTTTGCCGGAGGCAAAGAACTTTGATGCAGCCAACTCAACTTTGCCATACATGTCCTCAGCGTATTTTGCATTGTCCTGATAGATGAGCTTTAATTCATCTCCCGAAGCCTTTGCGGTGTCCGTCAGTGTTGCAGCAATGGCAATAGTCGTCTTTTTGTAGTCGTCAATGACTTCGACAACACTTTTGATCGCCTGATAGGCTTCGCGGAAGGAAAGTGCGAGACCCAACGTCTGCGCCATGGCCCGTATTGTGCCTAAGGAATCGGATACGGAGTCCAGACCACCACGAGCACGCGAAGCGCCTTGCTCAATTTCCGAGGAGGCTACCTGGACCTTTTGTCCGCTGGTAGCCGCCTCGGAACCGAGCTTCTGAAAGCCTGTGACCAGCTTGTCGACGACTTGCTGGGCACCGCTGCCTTCCGCTTCGACGATGATCCGGACGCGATTATCGGCCATGCTAACACAGTCTCGGGGTTCGAGATTGGATCACGGTTTCCAGGACGCCAAGGTCCATCCAGGTTTGCAGCGGCAGGGCATTAGCCGCGAGTGGAAACCCACCAAGGCGCAGCAGCCGTAGCTGCATGAGCCCTTCGACATAGCGGGAGGGTCGGGCGTGATACTTGGGGCACCTGGCGCAGACCACAGCCAACCAAGCCCCGTTTTCCTTCCTGCATTGCTCCCGCCCCCCGTCGCATCGGTCCATGGTCCGCTCGATGGCTAGGACAAAGGGTCGGGCTGCGCCTCGGTCGCAGGTGCCTTGCCGTCACCCTCGAAGACGAAGTCGTCGCCCTTGGTTTCGCCTTCGCTGCCAGCTTCTTCTCCCAGATCCTCGATCTCGATTCCGTCGTCCTCGGACGGGGCTTCCACGGAACCGAACGCGTGTCGGGCCAGATAGGCCATGACGTCGGAAGCCCCGGCCTCCACGTGCTTTTTCCAGTCCTGGTCGTAATCGGGGTCCGAGGGCTCCGAGGCGTACACCTTTCCGTGGTTGGTGAAGTCCCCTTTCTTGATGCCGGTCAGGATGCGCAGGCCGTACTTCGCCTGGATCGAGAAGGGGTCCTTGACCATCACCACTTTCTTGCCCTTGCGAACGAACAAGGCGTTGCCGTAGCTCACGCGATCGGTGTTGGTGGGCATGTTGTAGTAAAGGGTCAGGATGTCGCCGGAGATTTTGTCCTGCACTTCCAGCACGTTTTTCTCGGCGTAGCATTCGCGGGGCATAAAAGACTCCTTTCCGGTTGCGGAGAGTTAGAAGATCAGGAAGCGGGTATCGTCGTCGCCCAGGCGTTCCTGGGTGGGCAGAAATCCCAGCTGGTAGGTGGCCAAGCCGATGCGATCACCGTACTTAAGGTCCGTGTATTGGGCCGCGCCTATGTGGATGGCCAAGCGATTCCCGGGAGTGGAGCCGATGTAGCCGTTGATGCGCGCCCGGGCATTGCTGTCTTTCCAAGCGGTCCAGGGATTGAAGCCGGCCAGCTTGTCCACTTCGGGGTCCAGCGAGCCCGAGGGGCTGCGGCTGGTAATGAGCAGGCCAACGATACCTTCGACGCTGTTGGCGTCCTGCCGGCGCTCGATTTTGTTGCCGATGTCGAGCTTCAGGGACGTAAAGACTGGCTTGTAGCCCCCGATCATCATGTCGGCGTTGAGGAACTGCGCGCCCGCCAGACTGGTCAAGGCCGGCGCGGACATGTCCGCGTCGACCGGGTCGGCCCAAAGGCCGCTCAACTTAAAATCAATGACGGGGGTTTTTCCGACCTGGGCATCCATGGAGAAGGTGCCCCGGATGCCAAGCCCTCGATGCAAGATGCCGTCTTTGTGGTAATAAATGCTGTCCGACTTCTGTGTGGAAGGAGTCGCCGTGTTCGGCGTGTACATCAGCGCAGGGGTCACGCTCGCGACCGTAGCCGTTGCGGCCGAGGCGTTCCCGGTAATGGTCTCGCCCTCGGCGAAAGTTCCCGTGACCTGCCCTATGACGAGCATCTTGTCGCGTTCGATGTATTCGAGGACCCCGTGTGCGGCGGACGTGCCGCCGACAATCTCCTCTCCGGCCTTCCAAGCTCCGGCGGCATTAATTCCCAGCCGGACAACATTGGATTGAGCCATGCCGCAGGCAAGCAAAATCGGGGCATAGTCCGGGGGCAGAGGCTTGCCATCGCCGCTCAGACCTCCGCCGCGCGCTTCGACCTGGACTGCCAAGTCCACGGATTTGGCCCCGACGGCGGAACCGGCCGGAGAGAACGTGTCGCGGACAATGTTCCGATCGACCCTGTCGGCTTGTGGCGTGATCTCGACGCCGTTATTGATAAGTACGCCGTTTTCCGCCGGCGTCGGTTCGGCATCCACGGCGTAGGTCGTTTCAACCTTGGCCAAGATGGCCGCCCGGCGGGTAAGTTGGGATTCGACTACCATCTATTTACTCCATGGGGACACGGTAAACGGTTTCGATGACGTAGCGGGCCGAGTAAACGGACAGCCCTCGGCCCTGGATTTCGGATTGCTGGCCGACGCGGATGCAAGGGAACACGTCGTCCTCGGCGATGACCTTCCGGCCCTCCAGGAGGTCTGCCACACCTTTGAGCAGCGCGTAGCTGCCCGAGGTCGTGGCGTCGCCCCGCCGGGCGAGGGCCTGGTCGCCGCCATGCTGGGCACAGCAGAAAGCCACGAACTCCATGTATTCGGCGCGGCGCGAGCCGCGATCCTCGACCGAGGAGCCGGTGTAATGCACCAACACGGCCGGCCATTGCTGCACGGCCGCTTCGAACTTATCGAGGTCCATCTCCCCATTGTATGGCTCGATGGCGCGCACGCCGTGGCTGTCGGCCAAGGGCGTGAGAGCGGCCAGGATGCCGTCCTCAATCTCGGTAATGGTGCGTTCCGCCATGCTACGCCGCCTCCGCCAGATACTGGTTGATGATGTCCAGACAGGAGCGCAGATAGGGATCGGGCAGCGGCGACGTGGGCAGGTACGGCCGGGCCGGGATGGTGACCGCGTGGCCCCGACCGGCCGGGCCGCCGAACTGGTGAATGGCGGCGTAGGCGGCGCTCTCGCCCCAGCCGGCCCCGATCTCCACGGATGTGGGGCCGGGCTTGTAATTCAGGGAGCCAAAGAGGCCACCCCGCGCGCCCCGCACACGCAGGATCGGCCCGGGCCAGTGCTTGGCCTTGGCCCGGGCCAGGATCGTAGCGTTGGAAAGGGGCTTCCAGGGCGTGCCATCCGGGGCCTGTTCGCGCAGAAAACCCATGCGAGCCAGGTTGAGCAGCCGACTACCGATGGCATCCATGACGTCCTGCATGTTACCGAGCCTGGCCGCCAGGGCGGCCAGGGTCGCGCGGATCGCCTCGTCGACGATGCGGATGGTCATGCCAGCCATGGTCAAAACCTCTCCAGACCGGTCATGACGCGGGGCGGCGCGTCGAGCAGCACGGCCGCACCCTCGGCCGGGGCCGGAGCCTCGACGCCGGCCGCTTGCAAGGTGATGCGCCCGGCGGCAAGGTCCTTGAGCTGGCCGAGCGCGACCTCGTAGTCCTTCTTGGCCTTCTCGGGGGCCTCGGATTGGTGGAGGCTATAAAAGGCGATGCACGCCTGCCAGCCGTCGACCATATCCGGCGTGGGCGAAAACGGCACGGCGTAGCCGGCGGACCGGGCGTAGCCGTGAATCGTTGCGGCCGCGTCGGCCAGGGCCTTGTCCAGCACCTGGTCGACGATGCCGCCGGTCCGGGGCGTTCCCCGGTCCGTGAGCTGCACGAGCTTCGTTTCGCCGTAGCGGTCGATCATTCCGGCCTTGTCAACGTACATCGCCCTTCCTCCTCCCTATCGTCGCCACCAACTATTTGCCGCCGGCCTCGGCCGACTTGGCCTTGCCCGCCTTGGCGTCCTTGGCGTCCCTTTCGGCGTCCGGGGCTTCCGGGGCCGAGGGCTCCCCGGGCGCGCCCTGGCCGGCGTCGTCGCCGGCCGGCTCCTTGTTCGCGTCCACGGCCGCCGTGGACGGCTTGCCGCTCCCCTCCAGGACCAGGGGCTCGGAGATGTCGGGCAGGTCCAGCTCCTGGACAATCAGATTGGGCTCGGCCTTGAGGGCCGCGAGCACGTGATCGGGGATGGCGGCGGCCGGGTAGTCTACGGGATGCCCCGGATGGGACTTTCCCGCCCGACGAAAACCGGGGACCTTCGAGGTGATGCGGATGATCTTCGACATGGCAGGCCTCCGCTAGGCCAGGTACGGCGACGACAGCACGTCGGCCGTCCCGAACCATTCGTTGGTTGCCCCGTTCGCGGCGTATTCGTTTTTCACGATCTTACGGGCCGCGCCTTCCAGGGCCGGCGGAACCACGAGCAGGTTGGGCATGATGCCGAGCGGATCGTCGGATTCGCCCTTGAGGCTCTGCATGGCCGCGCGGGCGGCCGCGTAGTTGTCGGCGTTCAGTTCCTGCTTGGAACCGTAGGCCATTTGCCAAAAGCCGAAGCCGACGTTGACTCGGGCGTCCACGCCGTAGAGGTACTCGTTGCGCATAAAAACGCGTTCGTCGGTGTCGCGGTCGAGCCGGACCAGGTTGTAGTCTCGGCGCTTCTGGAAGATCAGCGGCTTGACCGGCCGGGTGGTGTCCATCAGATACCACGCGGTGCCCGCGCCGCCGCCAAAGTTGGAGATGCTGATGGTTTCTCCGTTGATCGTGACCGGGTGGTCGGTGTCAAAGAAATACTGCCCGTCGTAACACGGCGTAGCGAAGCCGGCCTTGAGCAGGGCGAAAACCAGCGTGTCCGGGTGACGCGCGGCCGCATCGCCGAGCATGGTGAAGCGGGGACCGTAGATGCCATAGGTGTCGTCCTCGATGGCGTCGCGTTTGACCCCGATGGTTTTCTCGAAGGGCTTGTTGCGGATCGTGTAATCGTGCAGGGCCAGTGCCTTGACGACACGGTCGCCGATCCATTCCCGCAACCCCCCGATGTCTTCCAGCCAGGGGTAATGCTCCTCGGCCGTGGTCGAGGGAACGAGCATGGCCACCTTCTCCCAAAACGAAGGCGCTCCCGCGAAAGCCTTCTGGAACAGAAGACGGTAGCCGGTGAACAGCGCCGACAGCGCGGCGGCGTTGATGACGTCCATTGTCCGGTTCTCCTTTAGAACTCGACCCAGACGCCGTTGGCGGCGTCCACGTCGCGGATGATGCCGACGGCCGAGCGTGTGCCGGTGCCGTCGGTGGGGGCCACGGTCTGGTCGTCCATGGCGTAAGCCGAGCCGCCGATGTGCGCGCGGGTTACCGTGCCGTCGTTGGCGTAGGCGAAGACACCCCGCTCGACCTCAACAAACGCCGCGCCGTCGGCCCCGGAGGCGTTGGAAACGGCCTCCGTCGCGCGGCCGAGTCCCTTTTTCCCGGTGGCCGTGGTGGCCGGTTCGGCGTAGCCGGTCGCGTTCAACACGGCCAACGCCCCGACGAAAAAAACAGCACCCGCCGCCACGGGATGCACGACGATCTTGCCTTCGCGGCTTGGGGTGTTCCGGTCCTTGGTCAAAGCGGCCATCGCTTACGCGCCCTCCTGTTGACGGTTCTTTTTGAACTCCTCGGGATCGAGCCCCATGCGGGAGCACACGGCCAGGTCGACGTCGCCGAGCTGGCCGGCGGCGGCCGGCGGCTGCCCGCCGGGGCCTTCCTGGCCGGGCCTGACGATGACCGGAGCGCCTTCGACGAAAACCTCGAATCCGGCCAAATCCTTGGACGCGTAGCCGATCGCCCACTCCTTGTTTTTGGGCGTGACCTTGCCGGCCTTCATGGCCGCCTGGACGGCCTCGGCGGCCTTGTCCTGGGCCTGGCCGTCTTCCAGGGCCTTGAGGCGCGACGAAACGGCCCGGAACTCGGACATGGGAACGAATTGGGAGGGATCGGGATCGGCGGTCTGCCCCTGCTTGGCCATCAGCGCCTTGGCGCAGGCGGCCAGCTTGGCCGGGGCCAGGGGGCCGGTCTCACCCAACACCTGGGCGGTTTCGGCGACGGCGGCCATGGCGACGTCCACGGCGTTTTCGATGGTCCGCAGCGTGGAACCGTCCGGCAACCCGAGCCGTTTGGACATGGCGGCCAGGGTGACGTCGGCCTCCTTGAGGCGGTCGACGATGGTCTTGGCGTGGGCGGCCAACGTCTCGGCCTTGGTGTCGGCCGGCAGCCCCAGGGCGACCAGGAGCGCGGCGAACAGTTTTGGGTCCATCTCTCCTCCGTTGGGAGACCTGGAGGCGATTGCCTCCAGCTCAAGGTTGGGGACGTTGGTGAGCGCCGCATGCTCGATGCGGATGATCCGGCCAGCGGCGTCATGCAGAAAGACAGGCGACATATACCGGTACTCGCGGGCCGCGATGTGAGCGGCCGCTGCCGGCGTCCAGTCCACGCGCGCCCAAACGCTTCCGTCCCGGACCTCAAATTCCTTGAACCAACCCCCGGCAATGGCAGGTTGGCCGTTTCGTTGGCTCCAGAGGATTTGATGGTCGTAGTCGATGGGCAAGTCAGCGCCGGCCGCCGCCGCCAGGGTGGCGTTGATGACGGCTTGCGGATCATCCAGGCTGTAGGGGCCTGCCCCGTCACGGCCGGTAAACGTGCCGGCCGGCAGGAGCTGCACCCATAGCGGAGCCGCGCCGGCAGGGCCGGCGGCCAGGGGCATGGAGTTGTGGGCGCGTTGCAGCATGGCCCGACGTATAGCGAGCCGGGCGTCGGGAGGCGGGGACGACAAATGTCATCCCCATGGATTCTTTCTGGAGAGAGGGGCGCGGCCCGAACGGGACTTGGCAACAGGTAGCCCCATTGGACGGATAGAGGCAACCCCGGACATGCCCCGCAAACGCGTCAGACCATGTTTACTAGGCGATTTACTGGTTTTACGGCCATCGCCCTGGCCGGGGTTGCTCCGGGGCAAAAAACGCCTTATCTAAAAGTTGCTCGTTGGAGGCCGTCTGGAGAGGTCGGGAATGCCGCTGCCGACCGGGGCGAACCTGTAAAACCAGGGAGTCCCCCCGTGGAGTTTGCGCACCACCCAGACGGCCTATCTATTTGATCCGCTCATACTCCCGCACGTTATCCAGCACCTTGGGATCAATCATCCGCCCCGACCACAAATCGTTCGTGCGGATCGTTTCCCGTTTGAATCCCTCGCCTTCGGGAACCCTGACCCGCGTTGCGTAGTTCACCCGCACCACCAGCTTGCCGCTACCCTCGCCAGCGTCCACCAAGTAAAGCAGCGCCGGATTGGACTTGTCCCAATAGATGGCCTCCGGCTCCCACAGGGCGTCCACGATCCGCTCCAAGGCGTCACGCCCCAGGCCCACGCCCGAGCCGCGCTTGGCCTCACGGTAGAGATGGTTGATGCCCTCCTCGGACAGGGTGACGGCCCCGCTGGATAGCTCCACGGCCTCGCCGCCGGCCATGGCGCGGCCGGAACCGAAAAACTCCAGCACCTCATTCGGCAACGCCCCGACCACTCGACGCTCCCCGGTCTTGATCGGCGTCCCGCCCTCCAGGGCGTCCAGGCGTGGCGCGATCCACTCCTGCAAGTCCCGCTTCATGGCCGGCACGACAAACCGGGCACTGGCGGCCTGGGCAGCGGCCATGTCCGGCGAGGCGTCCACAAGCTTACCCATGAGCGCCCGGGCCGCGTGGCCGTCGAGGGCGGCCTCTCCCGGGTTGTAGGCAAAGCCCGGGTCGATGCCCCGGGTGATCATTTGCGTCTCGCCCGTGCGGTCGTTGGTATACATGACCAGGTCTTCCTCGGGATCGGGCGAGACCTGGAGTCCCAGGGCCTCCAGGTCGTGGGCCGAGAGCTGGATAACCCAGCAACGGCAGTGCCAGCCGTTGGGGGGGAAATGCGTTTTCCACCAGGGGTGATCGACCGGAAGGATGGTGCCGTTCCATTTCCTGTGCTCGGGCCGGGTGCGCCCGTCCAGGATGGCCACATACATCAGGTATGGGGCCGTAGCCTTGGTCCGCTGGATGCGCGCCCACTCGCCGGCCGCCTGGGACATGCGCATGTTGGTGTCGTAGATGATGCGCAGCCGGCGCGGGCTGCCGAGCTGCACCTCCCGGACCTCGCCGGTAAGGGGATCGGGCAGCCCCTTTTTCCCCCACCAGCCCTTTTGCTGAAGGATCGACGTGAGTTGGGCGGAAAACTGCTTGAGGGTTAGACCCTGGGCAAGGGCGTCGTCGACGGCGGTCTGGATGTCCTTGAGTACGTCAAATCCGGCGGATTTCGCCACGGTAAACGCCGTGGCGTGCTGTTGTTGCCAGATGTCCCGCCAGTCCCAGGATTCGGCCAGGTTGTGGCCCTTGGCTTTGAAGTAGGCAATCGCCTCTTCCGGTGGCAGGGCCTGAAACCGGATGTTGCCGTCATCGCTACCGGCCACGCCCGGCCCCCGTCATCCCGGCAAGGCTGGAGAAAAAAGCCAGCTGGGCCAGATGGTCGGCCAACGGCCCGGCGTCCTGGCCGGCCAGGGCCTCGGGGAGGCGGCGCTGGAACTCCTCCAGGCTGGTGCAATCGGCGAGCAACCGGCGCACCGGCTCCAGGAGCGGGTCGACCAGCTCCTGCCAGCCGTCCAGTTCCTTGGCCACGGCCACGTCCACGGCATCCATCGCCTGGGCCGGCCCGGGCGGCGGCGCGGCGGCTGCCACGGCCCGGCTCGAGGCGGCGGCCTGCCGGCCCAGGGGCGGCGCTGCCGGTTCGGGCAGAGCGGGATCTGCGTCGTGCCCCTGGCTGGGAGCGTGGAGCAGCTCCTCATCCGGGGCGGGGTCCGGGATGCCGAACTTATCCCTGATGGTGCTCATGCCGACCTTGAGCCCCAGGGGCACCAGCGTTTTCAAATTGCTGGCCAGCCCCGCCAAGTCCTCCTCATCGGGGCGCTTGATGCTGATCCGGGGATAGCGTTTGCGCGGACCCAGGTTGAGGTCGACCATCGGCCGCAACAGGTCGCGGTTGAGCGTGGCGGCCAGTTGTCGGGCGTCCGCTGCTTCGATGTCGTGGCGCACCTCCTCATGGGCGTTGGCCGTGCCCACGTGCTGGCCCACGTCCGTAGTCCCCGTTTGGCCGAGGACGGCCTTGGAAACCTGCTTGTCCAAAAACTCGGCCAGCTTCTCGAACAGGGCGATGGAGCCCGAGATTTTCGCCTCGATAAAGTCGATACTCATGCTGGCGGGGATAATGGCCGCCGCATCCCGAGAGATGGAGCGCACGGCCTGGAGCAGCACCTGCTTGTCCTTTTCGCTGGCCACGGGGCCGTACTTGCCCACGCGCAAGGGCACGCCGAACACCTCGGCGAACTCGACCCAGGATTTGAGGTCGAAGTTCTTGAAGAGGTAGCACCACGCCGAAACCCGGGCGAGGCCGCCACGGATGGGCAGCCCGCTCTTGGATTTGTGGACATGGGAAATGTACTTGAACGGGGAGAGCGGTACGAGCTGGCCGGCTTCGGAGAGCAGCTTGGGGGTCTTGCCGTCGACCCTGTCGAACTGGAACCAGCGCGGGTCGCGCATCTCCAGCCGGGAGGGGAACCATTCGCGGCCCGAGGTATCCCAAATGATCTCCGTTTCGCTGAACCCTTTGCCGACCGCGTCCAGCACGTCGAAGAGCTCATCCGCGAGCTCATCACGGTTGAGCCAGTCGCGGACCAGGTCCGCCGCTTTGACGTCCTCGGCCGCGTCCGTGGCGGCCTCCACCGTGACGTCCAACCCGGAGACCTGATTTTTCCGAGTGGCCAGCACGGACCGGTAATGGGGGTCTCTCTCCTCCATGTCTTCGGCCAGTTCCAGATACTCGACCGGGTCGCCGTCCTCGGCCGCACGCAGCGACCTGGCCAGCCGCACGGGCGTTAGCCCCTGGGCCGGATGCCCAGACAGCACCTGGCGCACGCCGGTCACGGTCGGGCCGGCCTCCTCCTCGCGCAGCCGCCCCAGGTTCACGGGTCGGCCCAAATGGTCATACAGCGTCGGCATCAGTATGCTCCCCGGCCGAACCGCGCCCGGCCGCAAAAGGCGTTGTCGTCATCGTCGAAGTCGTCGGCGCCGCCCTGGCCAGTGTGGCCAGCGTCGCGCCCGGCCGGAGCGGCCGGGGTGTAGGCGTATTCGATCCGCTCCTGGCAGGTCGCATAATGCGCCAGGACACCGGCAACGGCCGAGTCACCGTGCCGGTACTGGCCGTCGCTCCCCTTGACCCGCGCGCCGGATATTCCCGGCCGCCCCTGGACCATGACCACCATACGGTGGTCGGCGATCACGTCTTCGTTGGCGTCCAGGCGTACACGCTCGGCCTCAATGGCCTGCCGGTACTTCGGGAACCACTCGGCATACCAGGGTGCCGAAAACATGACGCACGCCACCCGTCCCGGCCCATACCTCTGCAAGGCCGCTTCGGCATGGCTTTGGCCGTTCCCTCGCGCGTCGAAAGCCGCCTTTTGCATGAGCGGGATGTTGTCCAGGACGTAAAAGGTGATGAGCTGTTGCACGTCAAAGGGGATGTTTCGCAATTCAAGGGCAATGGTTTGTCGCCAATACCCTGGCCGAGTCTCCTGCCAGATCCAAACCACGGACAAGTCACCGGATCGGCCGAAGTCCTGGCTGTAAACCGTGGGCCTGTCTGTGGGCATGGCGTCGATGGCCGGCTTAAGATTGTCCGCGATCCACGTCTCGGCGATTTCCAGGCGTTCGGGGTCGACCACGAATTCGGAGGGCCGCTGCCAACGCAGACGTGGGATGCCTTCGCTATGGCAGTGCTCCAGAAGAAGACGGGTGAAGAACGCGCCGGATCCACGCTTCGGGATGCAGTCCAGCTCTTCTGCCGCATCCTCGGGGGTGGGATAGTCCGAGTAAATCTCTTCCCGGTACTGCACTTCGGCAGCGAGGCTGTATTCCTTCCCCGTGACCAAGCACACACGCTGGAAAAATCCCTGTTTGATGGCGTCGTCGAACGTGACCTTGTGCAGCGAATAGGGGAGCTTTTTGGCCCGGACGTCCTTGCAGAGCTGGTCGAAGACGTTGTCTTCGCCATCATGCGTGGACACGATATCGATCCGCCCACCCCACATACGAAAGGCCAGCGAGCCCTTGATGACCTCCTGGAGGTCCTCGTGGAACGCCGCCTCGTCAATGCGGGCATGCCCCTGGCGGGACCGCCAGTTGTAGGGGCAGGAGGAAAGCGCCTCGATTTTGAAGCCGCTGGCGAGCTGGATTTTGTAGGTAACGATGCTGCGCTTGTCGTCTTCGATGATGGTCACGCCGATCTTGCTCGCGGCGAGCTGGTAGGACCGGATGAAAAAGGCGCAGTCGCCGATGAATTCGGCGGCCATGGCCATGTTGTAGCCCATGTAAAACTGGTCCATCCCCTTGGCCAGGGCCGCCTCCAAGGCCGCCTCGGCGGCCAGGGCTCCCCAGGAAAAGCCGATACGGCGGGACTTCTCGCAAAGGCGAACTGGCGACATGTCGCGATGCCATGCCGCCTGATAGGGGAGAAGGACTTTCGGCACGTCGACCGGAGCGAGATTCTTGGTCGCCCGGGTTCGCTGGATGTCCTCGACGAGTTGGAGGGCCTCCTCGCGTTCGGCCGTGGTCATGCTCATGCGGGGTCGACCTCCACGCCCAGGATATGCGCCCGGATCAATCCCCACTGCTCGGGCGTGAGCCCGGCCTGATCCGCCGCTCCTTGGGCCGCCTCGGCGGCCTTCTCCAGAGCTTCCTTCTTGGCCTGCTCACGAATCTTGATCTCGGTGTCCAAGCCGATCCGGGAGCCTGCGGCCAAGTCCTTGATGGCCTTGGCGAGGCGCGCGGCGTCGACCGCGTCGATGGCATCCCCGTCGCGCAACTTGGCCACGCCGGCCTTGAACACCAGCCGATGCACGATTTCAATGAGCACCCGCCCCATGTCTCCCTCGGGCACTTCTCCCAGCTCCCGCGCGAATGCCGAGGCGATCTCGCGGCTTTCCCGGATGTGCGCGGCGACTTCCTCGAATTCCTGGGAATAGCGGCCAACGGCCGACCGCGAGACAGGCGCGCCGAGTTGCCGCAGATGGGCCACGACCTGATCGAGGGTATGCGCGCCGCCGGCCAGCAGCCGGTCCAGCTCTTTGCGGATTTGCGGCGGCAACGCCTTGATCTTGCTTTTGGGCGGCATGGCCTACCTCGCCCTGGGCCGCTTGACGCCCGGCACGGTGGCCCGGCCTTCGGCCACGTCCTGGCCACGGCCGGTCAAACGCACCACGGTCACGGCATCGCCCTGGCCAACGCGCTCGACGCCCACCAACCCTTGCTCCTTAAGCCAGGAGCATTCCGTTTCCACGCAATCCCGCGAGCAGCCGTGACCGATCAGGTCCAGGGCGTCTTGCAGCACCGACGTGTTCAGCTTGTGGTCCAGGTCTTCGGTCAGCAAGCGCAGGATCACCAGTCGGCGATCCTGGGATACCAAATCGGAAAAACTCACTTCCTGCCTCCGTTGATGTGGTGTTCCAGGAGCAACTGAATGGGCTTGTCCAGCCGGTCGATGGAGATGCCGAGCGACTTTATGGATTCCCGGACAGCCTCCAGACCGCCGCGTACGCCCTCAACCTCCCGGCCCAGGTCATGCACGTCCCTGGCTTTGGGCAGGCTGTCGAGGCTGGCCCGCAACTCCTTTCCTTCGGCCGCAATACAACCCAACCGGTTGTCGTATTCGGTATGCCGCTTTTCGCATTTGGCGCGGATGACCTGGCAGGTTTCACAGGTCACGAAATTGCGACGCAAGGACCAGATCACCCAAGCTAAAAGGCCCTGCACGACGAGCACAACAATGGGCAGAGCCTTCGACACCCAGTCTTCCACAAGATACCCCCTCCTTATCCCTCGAAATCCTCTTGGCACTCCCGGCAGCGGATCGTGCCGGGCACGGCGGCCAGCCGTTTGGCCGGGATCGGCTTGCCTTACTCGGCGCACACCACCCGGCCATCCTCGATAACCTGGTCTCCGGCAGGAGCCGGGCGCGCGGCGGCGAGTGCCGCCTCCCTGTAAAACGCCTCGGCTTCCGCCGCCTCGTCGCCGAAATCGATCACGCGCCGGGCTCCCCTTTGGCCCGGACCTTGGCGATGTCCACCATCGCCTGCCAGCTGATATAGGCGACCGCCACGCAGGCGACGGCGATCAGCTCCTGGGCCGACAGTCGGTTTTCCAGGGGCACCTGCACCAACATGCCCACCAGGGTCGCCACTGCCACCCACAGCTTGCGGCTTTTCCAGCCGCTTTCGCCTTGCAGCTCGACAGAGCTGGACACGGCGAAAGCCTTTTCTAGGGCCTGGGCCTGTGCCGCTGACAACAAGCCTTCCCCGGGCTGCACAAGCACACGCGGGGCCGATTCCCCGGGCGCGGCCGGGGGCACGACGCCGCCGGAAAGGCCGACCTTGCCCTCGACCAACGCCATCACCTCCTGAGCGTCGGCCGGGGACAAACCAACTTGGTACTGGAGCATGCCGTCTAAGGCGGTCCGCTTGGCTTCGTTCACGGTCTTGGCTCCTTATTCCGGCCACTGGCCGCCGGGGATCAGCGCGAGGATTTTGCCCGGGTACGGGCTATCCAGCTTGTCCCGGTTGCCCGGGCCGCCGTTGTAGGCGCGCATGACCGTGGGCCAGCCTCCGGCCGCCAGATAGCTGTCCGCCAGTCGGCGCAGGTAACGGCAACCCCATTCGAGGCCGATCTCGGGCAGGCACAATTCCGGGAACCAACCCCGGAAACCGATGGAGCGGGCGGTCTCGCCCATCACCTGCATGAGCCCCCAGGAGGTGGCGCGCTGGATGCGTTCCGTCTCCCAGGATGAGTTGACGGGCCGGAAATCCGGGGTCTTCCCTTTGAGGTAGTTGTTGTAAAAGTCCGGCTCGAACCGCACGGCAGCGGCAATGCCGCCGGCAGACTCGTGGGCCACCATGGCCCGGACGATGACGGCCGGCAGCTGGTAGCTGCCGGCCATGGTCACGATCAGTTCGTCCTGGCTCGGGGCCGTGGCAAGGGCCACGCCCGGGGTCTGGGCCGGAGAAGATACGGCCGCGCGGAGCTGTTCCAACTCCCGCTGGACGCCGGCCAGCACATTCAAAAGACCGTCAATGGCAGGGGTTTCCATGCTCACTCCTTGACCATCACCAGCAGGCCGAGACCGGCAACGGCAGCGTAAACGGCGGACTCCTTGTATCCATGCGACAACAGCCAGCCTCCGAGGAGAACAGCCACGATGCCGCACAGATTGGCCGTGACACGCATCACCAGCCGCCACCAAGGCAACGCGCGGATCGTGACGCACAACTGGCGGCCGTCTTCGAGGACGATCACAACTTTTTCGTAGCTGGCCATCGCTTTACTTCCCCGCCGCGCTCGTCACGGCCAGCGACTGGACCATGCCCGCGACCTCGCCGATGGCGACCCGGGCCTGATGCCAAAGCGTCTTGGCGTCCTCGGCCGACCCCAGTTTGGCGACCGACTCGACGTGCGCGATCAGTTCGCGCGCCACGTCCAGGCGCTTCTCGGCCACGGCCGCCGCCTCGGGCGCGACTTTCGCCAGGGTGGCCAGCTTGCCCTTGAGGCCCACCACCGAGGACCACAGCCACTCCAGGCCGGACGACAGCTCGGCGTCCGCATTCGTGGCGCTGGCGCTGGCCGGCGGCACGGAATCCGGCCCGACGTCGGCGGCCTGCGGACCGATGGCGGACGCCGTTTTCATGGCGGCGATCACGCCCAGGTCGCCGCAGCCGGAAAGCACCAAGGACACGACCACCACGCCAAACAACCCGATTACGCGTTGCATAACGGCTCCGTTTACCAGGGCTTCGGTCCCTGGCCGTTGTAGGGTTTGGCCAGCCCCCGCCGGACCATTTCCGTGGCCACGTCGCGCGCCTCGCCGTCCATCGTGGCCGTGACCTCGGCCAGCAACCGGAAATACTTGTCCCGCCGGACGTCGCGCAGGATCACGGCGTCGCCGGGGCGCAGATGCGCCGCCAACCAGTCGCGGGCGAGCAGGCCCATGGCCTGGATATCCGGGCGGGGATCGTGGATTTCGGCCGTGTCGATGCCGTAAATGCGGACCTGGATCGGTGAGACGACCGCCGGCCAGCCGGGCACGGTCACGATGACGGTGTCGCCGTCGTGGACGTGGTCCACCACGGCCGGCACGCTGTCGGCGTAGACCCGCTCACCAGCGGCGACCCGGGGCAACCAAGCCACCGCCAGCAGCAGGCAAGCGATGAGGGAGGCAACACGTCGCAACATGGCGACGGATATAGCGAGAGGCATGCAAAAGGCCGGGGATGACAAATGTCATCCCCGGCCTTGGTGGGGTGGGTATGCCCCGTTTGCCTCAGAGGTGAAGAGACGTCAATATCCTTTATGCTTCATACATTGGACTGTATACATTATCCTCTTGTAATCATCATTTCCAGCTGCCTGACCAGCCTTCAATTGGCAGTCGAAATAATCCCTGTCAGTCTGTGCTTTTGAGAATCCACGATTATAGTATGTAGAGGGTGCGCCGCAGCCATAAAGAAAAGTAGCAAGAAATAAGCCTACAAGAAGTCTTAACACAATAAACCTCTCATTCTAGTATAATCATAAACATTGCCATGGTTGCATTGTGGCGAGAGACTGCCCTTTACGTGTTTTGTACTTGATTACAAATATTCAGTAAACACCCATAAAGACTTGGCCTGTGAGATGGGATCAAACCCCACCTCTTATCAGGTCGTCACACGTTGCCGGCTCCCGCCGGCCAACCAGAAAAACACGCCAACGACCGTCCGGCCCCTGGAAAGGGTCCGTCATGGTCACCACGGCCTCATACAGCGCCGTGCCGTCGTCGGCCCGGCCGAGCAACAGCCGCCGCCGGTCGCCGCGCCGCAGCTCCGGCCTAGGCGCGTCCTCGCGCGGCCAGCCGGCGATGGTCAGGGCGTCGGACAGAGGCAAAAACAAATACTTCACGCCCTCGGGCGCAATCCACACCCGATCGACGCGTACGCGGTAGCGGTCCGCCAGTTCCTCGCCGCCCGGAAACAGCGTGGCCGGGTATAGTTCGGCCACGCGCCGGCCCTCGGGGCCTCGGATGGCGATACGGTAGGCTGGCTGGCGTTTATCGGCCATTTTGCGTCCCTATGCGCGCAAAACGCGCTAGAAAAGTCTGTGTTGATCGTCCCCGCCTAGGTCGCCGTCGTTGGCCTGGCGCTGTACGGTGCGCAGGGCCACGCCCACCCGGCGGGCCGTCTCGCGGCGACTCGCGCCGGCCGCCAGGCCCTCGCG